TGGCGTCACTTATCCCGCCTTCAACCTGTTTTTTAAATTTGTCAATCTCTGCTTTACCCTCACTAAGCATCTGACAGCCAGTACGGATCGCTGAAACTGCGCTTTGTGCCATAAGGAGGAGAGAGATTGGATCAATGGCTATTCCCGAATAAATGACCTAAGTAGCCCACAGCGGAGGAGATGGCAGATACCACCATCATTCCAACCCAAAAGCCACCACGACCCTTATTAGCAAGCGTGACCAACTGTTCAAGCTGATCTTCCATCTTGTCCATCTTCTTGTTCATGTCCTCGACTTTTTGCCATAGGACACCGTATTTAACAGGGTCTATTTCAAAGTCTGCCATGCTTATTCCCAGAAGATGTTTACTGAACCAGAGGCAAATGTATCTGTGCCATTAACAGTTGTAATAATCACTCTGTCAAGCACTCCGCTAAGTGTTATTAACCCATTATTGTATTGATTACCATAACCACTTGAAAAAACAGAACCTTGGCTGACCCATAAATTACCACTTAAATTATTAAGGATCATTGATCCAATTTGCAAATTTGAACTTGCTCCGATATAAGCCACCATAAAACCAGATGTTTCTGTAGAAGTTGCGGAGGTTGATCCTGCAATCCTTCCAACTCCAGATGAATAACCACTTGAAACAACAGAACCCGATCCAATTCTGACTACCAAATTTGAAGTGCCACTTGTGCTAACACCGTTAAACATCACAGTAATCCGTTTAGCAGTGCTAGGAATACCAGTGAATGTGATAGCTGTACCGCTAGTGGAAGCCACAGCAGTTCCAGCATTAATCAAGCCACCCGTTGTTTGATTGCTTCCATCCAATACGATACTCATAGATCACCTCAAGCGTTAGCAGTAATAGCAGCCTGAACAGGCTCAACAGCAGCAACTAAACCAGCGGTGTTAGTAGCAGCAGCGATTGCAGAACGTGCAGTTGTCAGCAAAGCCAGCCATGCTGTGTCGTCCAGTTTGTTAGTCAAACCGATTGATGTGTTGGTCAAACGATGTTGAGCTTCTGTCTTAGCCATAGCTGTCAAGTTAGCTGTAGCGATTGCTTGTGCTTTGGTTTGATTGACCGACACGGTAGAGCCGCTGAGTTCCCACGCATCAAAGAATTGAGCATCAGTACCTTGTGGCAATGTGCTATCGTCAACGATAACTGAGCCAGCAGGGGTATCCTTGGCTTTAGTTGCGTGAATGTCCAGCTCGCCTGTTGGTACGCAGACCGACACGCCGCCGTTTGTGTTTGTGAAGATGATTACTTGAGCCATGATGTTTCCTTTTAATTTCCAAAGACTGAAACACAAACATAAGATACATCTTTATAAGCTGCACTTGTGTATGAATAAATTCCAATATTAAAACCTGAAGTAGTTGGGGCAACTGATGAAAAAGAGCCATTGTCAAATATATTAACAAAAGAACCCGTTGCTGCATTTGGCGCTACTGATACAGATGGTGAATAATTTACATCAGTTGTTGAATTTGTAAATGCAACGGAATAATAGCCTGTTGAATTTCTTGTAACACTTGAAATATTATAAGAAGCACGAATAACAGGACTTGCTCCACTTGTTCCGTTAAAGTTCACCCAAGCCAGCGCATTGGTGGTCACAGAATTTGATTGGATTTTTAAAATGCCAGAACCGTCTGCGGTCTGCACAATCCCATTAGAAGGGCTTGCGTTAATTATGCTTGCCATGAATAGGCTCCTTTTTCCATGTGTATCCTTTGTGAGACTTCATTGACCCGTTAGCACATTCGCTAACATGACCAACATGAAAACCAGCATCAGTTACTGGCTTACCACCAACTAACGTGATTATCTCACCTGTCTTAATGTTTGTACCAATGTAACGATATTTAAGACCGTTTTGCTTACCAAGAGCATTTTGTTTGCCCTTCATCGATTTGGATATTGCAGCTTTTTGCTCTGCGCTTCTTTTCAATCCTAATCCTCGTTTATTGCCCATTGATGACAAAGACTTTTTTAATCTTGTTTCTTCAGAATCTTTACGCATTTTAGCTTTTGCAACAAACTCAGCAGATCGTTTTCTTCCTTTAAAATTTGGCGGAATACCTCCGCCACAGGTGATATTCCAGCCAATATTTGGCACTGGTCGCAATTTAAACTCAATGTCTTGGCAGTATTTTTGATCTGAAATCAAAATAATGTCCATTTGCGTTTCATATTTAGCCAGTGCGCTTTTTAGATGAGCATTGCCAGAAACCGTTTTATGTTCCCAATATCTACGATTTTGACGACCATGTTTGGTCACACCGATGTAACCCTGAGTGAACATATCTGTATGCTCAGGTCGGTGAATCCAGTAAACGGCTGTTGTCATGTTGGCCTCTTAACGGAAAACGGCAACGTTTATTTGTGTTGAGTCAGAATATGCACCAGAAGTAGAAGTTCCAATTCTTATTGATCCAGTGGATGCTGTTGCCCCGTTGTAAGGAGCGTTTACAGTAACACCTGCTGTATTTGCTCCAGTAGAACCAACACAAGAATAATTTGCATCCGTCAAAGCATTTGTAAAAGTTATTGTGTAATCACCTGTTCCGTTTCTAGTTACAGAACTTACATTAAATGATGCTCGGATTGCAGTAGAACCAGATGTTCCATTGAAGTTCACCCAAGCACGACACAGCGTGCCAATCTGAGTGCCTGATCCATCCTGAAATTGAGTCGGTGTGCCAGTCGTACTTGACTGAACCACATCCGTTGCGACTGTTCCGTAAGCCATTTTTTATCCTTACAAAATAACCCACTTTGAACCAGTAGGGATGGTGATAACAGCGCCTGTGTTTATTGTGATTGGCCCTGTTGAAGAAGCACTTGTGCCTGCTGTGATTGTATAGCTTGTCGTGATGGTTTGTCCATTTTGATAGAACACATGGTCAGTTCCACCACCAGTAGCGCCAGCACCTACGGGAGTCCATGTAGACCCCGTAAATACCTCACATTGCAGCAAGTTAGTATTGAATCCCATCTGCCCAGAAATAGGCGCAGCAGGACGAGTGGCTGTACTCCATTGCTGGAGCTGAATACCGCCTGAACCGATTACAGTTGACATATTCTTCCTTTAAGGCGTACCGCCGCCAGAGACGTTTGACAATGCAACGATATTCCCAGACGAATCTAGCGAGGCAATCGCAGTCGATCCGTAATAGAAATACAGTTTTGTGCCAACAGCGTTAATTGAAAAGTTACCGTAAGACGCAGAAGTAGGCGCATCTACCTGAACGTCCCAGATAAGATTCCCGCTAACGTCATAGACCTGTTGACGGTACGAGCCAGAACCGTAGGCAATACATTGACCATTCGCGTCAAGGACGATTGGGTTGGTATTTAAAGTAACGCCTGCATTGTCTTGGTAGGTGTTCTTAGCCGTTGTTGTGCCTGGGATGTAATAGTAAACCTTCCCTGAAGCTAACGGGTTTCCGTTGCTGTCAATGAACTGTTGTTTACCATTCGGCAGGATTCCATAGGTTGCCATTATTTCTCCGATCTGAGCTTCAGAATTTTAGGTCTAGCGGCATTTTCTTGCATCTGTTTTTGAGCTTTTTCTGCGTTTTTTGCGAGCTTGCTCAAAAGCAAACCCTCTTCAGCTTTCTTGCCTGCATAGCCACCAACGCCTGCGCCAATGGTAGCGCCATAAGGCCCAAATAAATATCCTCCAGCAGCCGATCCAGCACTAGCGCCGAGCGTGCCAAGATTGCGGTTAAGCATATTCAAACGAACCTGTTGCGCCGCCCCGCCCTCGTAAGAATGAACACCAGGCATCAAATGACCGCCTGCGTTCAGAATTTGGAAACGCAAAACCTCATTAGGCGGGAACGTTTCGTGGATTTTTTCGCCAATTGTTGAATTCAAAACATCGCGAACATCGTTCTGATTCCAAACACCTGCACGACCTGCGCCTGCTTTATAAACCTCACGAGCCAATGCGCCATCAATCTCAGCGACAGCGGCTTTGGCAGAGTTACGCAGGCTTTCAGGCACAGGAGGCAATCCCTCTGGTGCGCCTCTCACAATACCGTTTGACAGGTCAACAAGCGTATCCCTGACATGCCGCCATTCGTCCTTCCGCAAGTTGTTCAGCTTGCTTGGGATTTTCTCCAGAGGAGTCGTTGATTTAACAATACCGTTTTGGTCTGTCTCACCAAACAAACGCTCAATGCCTTTGGTTTCGTAAATCTTCTTTTCGGCCTCATGGATACGGTCACCAAGTTTGTACAACTTAGGGTCTGCAACAGACGCTATGTCTTTATCAATCGCTTGGTTAATGTCGCGGATGGTGCTTGCCTTAGACTGCGACCAATCGGCGTTTATAGCCTTTCTGACAGCATCAAAAGCACCCACCGAACCCGCAGGGTGCATCGTGCCATTTTGATCCTCAAAGCCTACTTCTTTAGCCAACTGGATGAGCTTTTGAGCACCGCTTGCAACGCCAGATGTGTCGCGCAGTTCTAGGGTAGCCTTCCAGCGAGGATTATCAAACAACTCATCTACATGCGATGTGGTGACAGGAATGTCTCCATGTTTAGCCTTGGCATCGTCGTAGATTTTCTGTTTCGCTTGATCCAGAAATCCTTTAAGACTTGTAGGCTCTTCACCTTCAGGTGTTGTACCGTGAAACACATCGTTAATTCGAATACCGCGCTGCTCGTCGTTGATCAGAGTAGGCGATGCACCTGTTGCCGCAATACGTTTTTGGGCGTAATCAGATAAAGCAGTTTGTTCTTGTGCGATTTGTTGCGACAACAACTCGCCTTCAGGTGTGCGGTCTGCACTCTTAGCCAATGCGTGTTCGTTACGCAGCGTTTGTTCGTTGCCTGTTTTAACGCCTTCACGCACTTGACCACTTGGATTGATCTCGTGCGCGATTTCTGCACGAATGTTTTGTTCTCTTTCTGGAACATCGTTAGATGTTTTAGAAAATTTATATGTCGGGTAAAGCTCACCCTTGGCTGTTTCTTCACCAGAGATTTCACCCTTTAACGGATTCACGTTAACAGCTTTAGCGCCTACAGAACCAGCGGTAACAGCTTTTTCAGTTTGTGGCGCAGCTTGCTCACCCATTTGAGCCAGATGTTCAGCAAGAGTTGTCCTGAATGGGTTTTTAACTTCGCCAGCGACTTGACCAATCTTGCCCATAATGGGAATAAGAGGAGCAGCAGCGCGATTAGCAACAGCAGCGGCAGGAGTAGAAATTGCTTGCGCTTCTGGCAAGATGCCAAAACCCATTGAAGAACCAGTAATTTTTTCAGGGATTTGACCTAAATAATCAATGATGTTTTTGCCAGTTTGTGTTTCTGGCTGGTGCATTGTTTGATTTAGATAATTCCTAAATTGTTCTTCAGCGACTCTAGCGCCTTGTGGCGTTCCAAACTGAGGCGAACGCAATTCTGCAATTTTGCCAGTTATAGCACCAACGATAGGGGCTTGAACGCCAGTAACTAGCGTTTTAAGCAAATCTCCAGCAACAGCGCCAACTGATTCTTTGTTTTGATCTGCAATGATCTGGCTTTTAAGGTTTTGGATTGGGTTTCCAACCTGATGACCTGTTACGCCTTCTCTTGCCAAAATTGGATTGTATCCAGCATAAGAGCCGCGACCAGCGCCAGCACCTTGAATTTGCTCTGGTTCTACATCAGCAAAGAAGTCAGCCAATTTGCTAGAAGTGCTGCCCATTACCTTATTGATGTAGTCAGTTGGGTCTTCTTTAACGAATCCACCATACTGAGCCAAGGCTTTACGAACGTCACCGCCGTTTTGCTCTGTCAGCATCTCTAAGTAAGTCCGAGCCGCATTACGGGCTTCAGGCTCATTCATTGGGTTGAACTTAATGCCTTTTTTGGCAAGCATTTCAACAGTTGAAGGCAGGAATTGATACCCCCCCAACGCACCGCTTTTCTCGTTTACCGCTTTAGGATTGCGCGAGCTTTCAGTCTTGTAAAGATTGTCAAGAAGTTGCTCAGTAATAGGCGAACTTTTCGCCGTATCGCTATCAGAGAAAAAGTCAGTTAAAGCACCCATTACAGAGTCCCCGTTTCTCTAAGTTTCTCAAGGCGTTGGCTGCGTTTTTGGAAGTCAGACAGAATCTTTTTGCGTTCTTCTGGTTTTGTTTCTGCGCTAATACCTAGCAATGAATTGCGTTCGGCAATTTGTTTTTCTTTTGGCAAACTTCTAAATTCAGGGCTTTCCAACATTGATTGAATTTGGAAAATGCGAGATTCGGCCTCATTACCCCAGATGCTTTGGAATGTTTTGTAGTTCTGCATTCCGTAACGGCGAGCAAACTTTTGTGCGGCATCTGCTTGCATATTGATGTTTGCGTTATCGCCTTTGGCGCGTTTGGCAATATCAATAATCACGCTTGGAGAAATAACGTGCTCGCCAGCGCCAACCGATTGTTCAGCCAAACGGCGTCCAGCGTCAGTTTGACCACCCATAGCGCCCTCATTAGCAGACACTACGTTAGCCAAATTCTTTTTGAGCTCTTGCAAATCAGAAGCATCTGTTGTGCCGCGAATTTTTGATTCAATATCGCCCAATGTTGAACCAAGATTGAATTTATATTTTTTATTAATTTCTTCAGCTTTTTTGATGACTTCATCTAAATTGCGATTAGATATAGACATATTGGCTTTGCGAGACATTAAATTAGACAAATAAGTATTGCCTTGTTTTTGTTCATCCCCTTCAAGACCTTGTAATGGACGAACTTCGCCAGGTTTGCGGGGTTGATAAACCAATTGAGATTCAATTTCTCCAGTTGATTGTTTGTCTCCCTCAACACCCTGAACAGGGAATTGCAAAGGCGTTACTTTTTTGGTGAAAAGATTAACAACACCAGGTTGACCGCTGCCAGTATCAGCAACGTAAGTGCCTAATTGTTTTGCAACAGCCTCTTGATGTCCCAAAGCTGTATTGAATTCACGAGCAGCCCAATCTTGCCATTCTTGCGGAGAAGCATCTTTGGCAGGCATTGTTTTTGCTTGAACTTGTGCAAAAGCTGGACTTAATTGATTTGTTGCAACCAATTTAGACAAACTATTTAAAACATAATCATGGTTCAATTTGTCGCCTTGGCTTACCCAATCAGACGCAGTTGGCATGATGTTCTCAATTTGTTTGGCAGCATTAGCCAATTGAGCAGTCTGAGCGTTTGTCAGTCCAGCTTGAGCGTTACCCATTGATGCGGCAATCTCTGGCAACTTGTAAGCAGCCGCTGGATTGTCAGACAACATTTGCATCACGGCGGGAATATTGATGTTCCCTTGCTCGTCAATGTTTCCTTGCATTGCACGTGAAACGGCTTGATTAGCAGCCATAGCTTGCTGCGCTTGCATTAATTCTTGCTGACCACGTTGGTATTGCAAGTTAGAGTTTTGCAAATTCAACAGATTAGTTGCAGCGCCAGCAAAGTCTGGGATTTGCTGTTTAGTTGGAATGATTGTTGCGTCAATAGGCATTTTTATTCCTTACCACAAAGTAGACATTGCATCTAATGCAGATGTATCACCTAAATTGACAGCGCCACCACCACCGCCAAACAAATTGCCAATAGCACTCCAGCCGCCAGGCGCTCTAGCACCAAGTGAGTAAATACCAGCAGCGCCTTGACCTAATCCCAACAATGAATTCATCATATTAGATTGAGCGTTACCACCAGCAATTTGACCAGCCGCCAAAGCGTTAGCGCCTTGCGTTGCATAGTTTCCTAAAGCAGCAGCATTTGCAGCACCTAAGCTACCCAAACCAGCGGCAGCATTTTGACCCATGCCAACAGCATTTCCAAGATTGCCAAGATAGTTTTGGTAATTTTGTTGAGCCAAACCAGTAGCGTAGTTAGCCAAACCTTTTTGTTGTGCGCCAGAAAGATTTAAACCTGAACCAGATGCGGTGTTAGCAGCGCCCTTCATGCCTTGTTGTAATGCAAACTGATAGCCTGGCATATTTTGCAAAGCAGATTGGATGCCTGCCGTACCGCCAGAACCTAGACCCAATAAACTCAAATATTGAGGCAATGCCTGAGTACCGATCCCCATGTATGGAGACAAGTTAGCTTGAGTTGTTTGAAATTGTTGGTTTTGTAAATCAGCCGCATATTTAGCAGCATTAGCTTGCGTCTGTGCAGCAGATTGAGCGGCACTAGCTTGCTGGTTCGTACCAGTAATGTCGCCGATGATATTTCCGATTACACTCATTATTCAGCTCCTAGCAAAACCATTGATTTGAATAGGCCGTTTCGCTGATAAGCCTTGGTGATTCGACCTTCTTCAATGAAGCCGCAGCGTTTAGCCAATTTTAGCGCAGGAGTGTTCCATTCGCCAATAGGCGCTAAGAACTTTTTAACACCTTGTTCCCGCATTGCTTGTAAATTCTTCATAGCAAATTCATCCACATTCTTAGCCCCTTTTTTCATGCAAATATGCACTTCCTGAAAATGGGGATACAAACCTCGAAACATCATGAAACCATGCTCATTAGTGAAATATGTAGCATTTTCGTTATAAGTTAGTTCTTCTTTGGTTGCGCCGTCTACGGTCATCCAACGAAAGACCCTCTCATCACGCATGACAGATTCGACAAAATCCTTCATAGAATGACCCATTTTGACCCAGTAGGCACAGTGACCGTCACTCCAGATTGAATTGTTACAGGGCCACCAGAAACACAGCTTGAACCAACAGGAATTGCAAAACTGCTTGTAACCGTCTGCGAGTTAATCACAAAAGGTGTAGTAGCCTGCAAAACAGGCACAGTCTGGTTAAATTGAAAAGACTGTCCTGGAAAAGCCATTAGTATGCTCCACCGAAAGCAATGACGTTCAAATCAGCGCTAGTTGTACCGACCTGCTCAGAGATATAGAGCTGATAAGTAGGTGGAAGCACCAAGTTATTGAAAGTCACGGTAGTTTGGAAAGCCTGTACGGTTGTACTAGGAGTGATCGCAGATACTGGAATTTCAGCGTACAAATAGGAAGTCGTACCGTTGTAAATCCAAATATCAACGATGTTGGCTACGGTAGTGCCTTTGGCGGTCACAGTGATAGCGTCTACTTTCGTGCCGTTGGTAGACGTTGCTGTAAGCTGAACAAGACCTGTTGTACCAGTGATGTTAGCCCTAGAGGTCACAGCCGTAGCCGCTGTTAGCGTTGCAATGCCAACAATAGGGGAAACTGGGAAAATTGGGGAAGTATTAGCAGCCATTTAGAGAAAGCCTCCGTAGTTTTGCATCAAGTTTACATTCAAAGCGGGAGGAGATGAGCCGCCGCTTGCATTAGACCAAGTAGGAGCAGAGCCAGACCCGCCAGAGGTTAAAACCTGCCCTAAAGTACCGTAAGAACCATTAACAGCGATAGCACCACTAGTATTGATGGTCATCGCATCAGTAGCAGAGCCATTGATAACAAAGTGAATAGCGTTAGAAGTAGTCGTACCAATCGCTAAATCAGCGCTAGTTGATGTCAAATATACGTTATTCGCACCACTTAAAGAACCTGTACCACTGAAGGTGGACGAGTTCATACCAAAGTCACCGTAATAAGTAGTAGCAGTACCGTTGTTATTGCTCACCACATAATCAGTCGATGCCGCTGAACCGCTATTGGTGTTTTGCAGGACGATCTGGTTATATGTATTGACGCTAGACGAGAAAGAGGCAAATAAGTTAACGTCCGAATAGCTCAAAGTGCCATAGCTATAAGCGCCAGCACTCAAAGAGCCTGTGATTGTCTCGTTGGCAACGAAAGCTCCTGTCGTGATAGTCGTAGCTACAGCAATAGTAACTGCGCCAGAGCCATTATAAGACGTACCTGATAGACCGTTACCGATGGTCAAAGCATTAGCCACAGAGCCAGCCGAGCCAGTAGTATTCTGGTTCAAAGTAGGAATATCAGCCGCTACGATAGCCCTAAATGAAGGCACACCAGCAGAGCCGTTAGGAGCAGCTAAAACATAATTAGCTGTTTTGCTCGCATAAGGGTTAATTGTGTCACCGTAGGCTGTAGCCAAAGTCCAAGTAACCGCAGCAGAACCGTTAAAAGATGAACCACTTAGGCCCGTTCCTGCGGTATGAGAGTTAGAAACCTGTGTCGCTGTACCTACAGTTAGGGAAGATGGCGCAACCCATGTAGGGGCTGTTACCGTACCCAATGTCATTAACAAACTGCCTGAAGTACCAGCAGACAGCATCTGAGTCGTGCCAGAGCTTGTTTGGTAAGGCAATGAGTAAGTAGAGCCACCAGCAATGTTAGTTGCGGTTGTTGCGGTTGCAGCGTTACCAGTGGTGTTTTGGTTTAACGTAGGGATGTCAGCAACAACAATAGCCCTGAAAGTCGGTGCGCCAGCGCTACCGTTGGGTGCTGCCAAGAAATAGTTAGCAGTCTTAGAAGCGTAAGGGTTAACCGTATCACCGTAAGCCGTAGCCAAAGCAATAGTAACAGCCGTAGAACCGTTATAGCTTGTCCCTGATAGACCAGAGCCAATCGTCAAAGCGTTTGAGGCTGTTGCGGTAACAGTAGTAGAACCGCCCAAACTAACTGAGCTACCGTTAATTGTGATTGAGCTGTTAGTCAACTGAGCATTAGTTACCGTTCCACTCAAAGCAGTGGTCGGGATTGTGGTCGATGCAGTCACAGCGCTAGAGCCGTTAGCATACATATAACCTGTCAATCCTGTTACTGTAAGACTTGTGAAAGCCTCAGAGCTAGAACCGTTGATCTTTTCCCAAGCGTTAGTCGTTCCGTTATAGATCACCCAATCGCCAACAGACCACAAGGAAATACCGTTAAGAGTAGTCGTACCAGCCACAGACACAATGTAATAGTTATTATTTGTGCCAGAGCTAGAAGTGAGTGTCGGTGTATTTGTAGAAGCGTTCCAAGTTCCCTGATAAGCAGGGGAATTAAGAGTGTTTGTCGAGATGCTAGTGATTTGCCCTTGAGCGTTCACTGTGATCTGAGGAATAGCCGTAGCAGAGCCGTAAGTACCAGAAGTGACACCAGAGTTAGCAATGGCAATAGTTACAGCACTTGAACCGTTATAAGATGAACCAGAAAGTCCTGTACCGATGGTAAGTGCATAAGGAGCAGCCGCTGTAATAGTTGCAGAGCCGCCCAAACTAATAGCATTACCGTTAAGAGTGATAGAGCTATTAGCGAGATAAGAGTTAGCAATAGCAGTTCCATTCCATACCCCTGTTGTGATTGTTCCCAAGGTTGTAATACTGGTTGAGCCTGCTGTTGGCGCATAGGGCAACGATGGAATATCTGCCGCCGCCAAAGCTCTAAATGTCGGCACACCAGCGCTACCATTAGGAGCTGCTAAAACATAATTTGCCGTCTTACTGGCATAAGGATTGATAGTATCGCCGTAAGCCGTAGCAAGTGTCCAAGTAATTGCCGCTGATCCATTAAAAGATGAACCACTTAATCCCGATCCTGCTGTGTGTGAGTTGGCAACTGAGCCAGCAGAACCTGTTGTGTTTTGGTTAAGCGTTGGAATATCCGCTGCGACAATGGCTCGAAATGTTGGCGTTCCTGACGATCCGTTTGGCGCAGCCAAAACATAATTAGCTGTTTTTGACCCATACGGATTTTGTGTGTCGCCATAAGCACTCGCCAAGCTAATTGTTGGAGTTGTACCACCAGAGGAAACAACAGGGGCAGTCGCTGAAACGGATGTGACGCTACCGCCTCCCGAACCGTTAGCGGCGGCAGTAATTTGCCCTTGAGCGTTGACTGTGATGTTTGCGTTGGTATATGAACCAGCCGTAACAGTCGTGTTAGCAATGGCAATAGTACCTGTGGATGTGATCGTCCCGCCGCTAAGACCCGTTCCAGCCGTGACAGCGGTAACGCCAGCAGAGGAGATTGTTTGCTGTTTTAAAGAGCCAGAAGCGGAAACAACTTGCCACCCGCTGCCATGTGTGTAGGTCAGTTTGTCACCAACAGCAAGCGCAACGCTGATTTGCTGATAAGCAGTCGATGTGTCAACAATCTCAATTGTGACGGTAGCCGAGGCTGTGTCCGTGTTCAGGACGTTAACCATATCAATATCACGCACCGCGCCAGAAGCAGGGGCTGAACAGATAACGACAGCGGTTGTATTGTTAGACGTACTGAGTTGGGTGCTACCCAAATATGTACTGGTTGTTTGGTCAGAATAGCAAACAGTTACTTGAAGCTGGTTAGTCGTGACAGCGCCAGCAAGAAATAACTGAAGTGTTCTAGTTGTTGAATTTAGACGAATCATCCATGCCTCGCTGCAAAAGCTAAACTATCAGGGCCTGATCCACCACCAGAAGCACTTAATGTTCCACCAGAGAACGTCAAATTAGCGCCAATAGTGACTTGCTCTAAAGCCGTACCGTTACCGTAGATTAGACCATTGATTGACGTTTCTAGGGTAAGAACTGGAGCAGTTCCTGTGCTTGTTACATACCCATTAAACCCATTAGCAGCCGCAACAGTCAACCCAGAAAGATACGTTTGAACCTGAGTCAAGTTTAGCGGGGGTGTGTCGTTTCCACCTGTACGCTGATACAACTGGTTAATGAACATCAACCAAGGCGTACTGATCTTCCCGTTCGCATCTAGGAACTGGGTTTGTATGTGTGGCCCTGCCGAGCTTAAGTTACTCATTTTCTGTTCGGCTCTGCGTCAATGAAAGCGCCAGAAAGGGCAGTCTTACAAGGGTCTGACCATTGAATCTCAAAAACTCGATCCCTTGCCATACCCAAACGCCACCAATTGATTGACGTCAAATACTCACCTTCGACACCAATAGTCTGACCGATTGGGTTGCCGTAGGATTGGCCTCGGTTATCTGACCAACTCAAAAAAACAGTCATTGGTTGATTGTTATATCCGTCACCCGATTCCATTTCGGCAATAAATTGCTTATACCGCACACGGTCTGACATACCATCTTCTTGATGATAAAAGCCACGGATGCGGTTAATCGGCATACCGTTGTCGGTATAGTTATTCTGATCCAGCAGGTACAAATTACCTGATTTCCAATCACCAACAACAAGTTGGTTGTAAGCAAAACAGAAGCAATTAGACAAATGTCGGTTCAGATTACCGTCCGAATCCATGCTTGCCCACTCGTTCCATTGCTGGTTTGAATAGTCATAGACCCAAGTTTTGTTGGCAGAAGGGAAAGTCAACACATAAAAGAAGTGACCATTTACTTCGTATGTGTAGCCAATCGCATCTGACAAAGTTGGGTAAGTCTGGAGTTCTTGGTCAATCGCAAACGTGCTGATTTGTACGGCAGCAAAGTTTTGCGTCATGCAGACAAACGCCTGCCCTTGTTCCGATTGCGCGAGCCAGAACATCTGCCCATCTAACTGTGCGATGGAGTTAGTTGCCGCGCAGCCGTATTGCATGAACGTGCCTGGCATTTCTTGGAATGGAAAAGCTGTGTTACCAGCGTTAAACCAAACCTCTGTTGTAAATTCGCCAAATAAATAGATGTAACGGCGCGAAACACCAATACCAACAATATTGTCCGAATAGCCAGATTTAGATGCGTAATCAACGGGATCAATCTGAATCGAATTATTCAGCGAGATATACCATTGATTAGTGCTAGGTCGGTTAAAAATCAAATAACCATCAACATAGTTAACTTGATTAGACCCGTAAAAACCGCCCTGATCTCCACCAGTACCAGCAGAGTTATTTACAGGTGCGAGTAAGTTTGTTGTTAGGTTGACCGTCCAGCCAGCAGGATTCGTTGAAGAATACGTTGTGCCATCAACAATAAAGAGATACTGCCCGTTATCAACCATTGAAACAGTACCGCTAGACGAATTGATAGTCCCCAAAAGAGAAAACTGCCAGCTAGGAGTAATGAGATAAACAGCATTGCCACATACGCCATACAAAACATTAGTCGATGCAAAGTAAAGCCCTCGCCATGTTGAACCGCTAGGCGCTGTTTTAATCAGAGTCAGCCCTGGGGTTGGATAGTGCGTAAATGGAAATACCGATGTTTCGGGATTCTTCTCCATATACAGGTTGACGCACCGCTGCGCCCCTGCAATGACGCTTTTTGTTTGGTAAGCGCCAGTTACGAGAGCCGCTTTAGTCATTAACCAGCACTCCCGACATAGAAATCGCCGTAAATATTGTATGCGCCAGACTTGCCGCGCAAAGCAACAGGCATATGCAACAGAGGGATTTGGCTGTTAACTTCCTCGATGGCTCTCATGGACGCTTCAGCATATCCAGTAAGCTCAGGAGTAACAGGGACACCATAAACAACGCATAAGCGGCGAGCCAGATTCCAATGCAAAGCATCTAAGTACTCAGGGGGTAAGACAATCGTGTCGCTGATCGTGTTGAACTGCGGCAATTGTTGCATCACCGTCAGGAAAATCTCGTATTGGTTGTTTGGAACAGGCCAAACGTAAACATTACCGATTGGATAACCAGTATCGTAGAACACATATTGCGGGAAAGCATTAAGGTTCTTGATGGAAATACGGTCGTAATCCTCTTGCGCTCTCAAAACCTGTAACGGATAGTCAACAGGCAAAGGAGTGCCAGAGTTCATACGGAAATAAGCAAATTCCAGCTTAACTGGACGAGCTACGTTAAAGTCGCACGTTGGGCTTGCGCCGATGGTGTAAGAGACTTGTCCAGTAGCTTGTTTAGAAACAGTAACCAACTCGTAAACCATGTAACGGCGGCGCTGCCATTGCGCCATCATCATGTTGAGTTGGTTGAAAGAGTCGTTAATATCCTGCGCCAAAGGGGTTTGTCCAACCCCAATGACGTTAGCTGTTTTCAGCGCTAGGCTGATTATGTCCGAGGGGGTCGTTGGCAATGGTTGTGTCATTTTTTGGCCTTCCTCGTTTTGGTTTAGGCGCATACTGAGATTCTTCGTCAGCAGTATTTACCAGTACATCTTTTCCGTCTTCAGTTTTAATCCACTTTGGGAATTCGTGGAATTCGTAGGTAGGGGGAGGAACGAGCCTCCCCTTGTACCATGTCTCGATTTTCATGGGGAGGACTCCGTTTTAGACTACGTCTGCAACGATACAAGACCATTCGGGACGAATAGCCGCATAGCCGTACAAGATGTCCATACGAGTAATCAAGCTGTCAGACATAACGTCATAGGCTTCGATCATACGCAGGCTAATACCGTCAAACTGTGCGCGAGCAGCTTGAACGACACCAGATGTAGGCATTTCGAGGTCAGCAGTAGCCAAAGTGAAGGCTTCTGGGTAGTAAGCCAAGTTTTGACGATATTGCGAACCAGCAGTCATCACCAAGCTGATCGCTGCGCTGTTGGCAGGAGATGCAGTCACGGTGTTGAAAGCAGCAGGAGCAGGAGTAATTGCGGGGTAGATTGGGATGCTAGTAGCACCAGATGCCACGTTAGCAGTCACAACGAACTGACGCAATTGACCTTGCGATTGACCTGTCAAACGGTTGATAGCATACACACCAGCGATAGTGATGATGTCACCAGCGTTCAAAGTACCAGTAATGGCGTTCACGGTCAATGTAGAACCAGTTTGACCTGCACCGTTAACAGTACCAGCGGAGAATGAACCCACGGTGTGAACTTGCGTAGTTTGGTCGTACATCCAATCAAAGCCCAAAGTGTCTTTGCTGATGATGCCAGTTTCATATTGTTCGCCGATTTTGACTTGTGGGTTAAACAAGCCAGCCAAAGACGAAATGGTACGAGCTTGAGTCACGGGATCAAGAATAATCTTGCGATCCATACGTGGTGACAAGTTTTGATCCAATGCAGAGCCAGCAGTCAACCATGTGGTTGCGTTAGGGCTTGTCAAAGAACCGCCGCTAGTGTTGGCAACGATGTTGGCAGATTGACCAGCAACGTTCATCAAGTCAGCGGCAACATAAGCAGCCAAACGGTTCACGGCGGGAGCCAAGATACGTTCGCTGAAGTCGTCCAAAGACAAGGTCTTCTCAGCAGTACCGAACGACACTGGCACGTTTGCTTGTGTAGCAACGGTCAAGCTAGTGTTTTGTTCGTTAGTACCTTGAGGAGTAATTGCTGCACCTGTTGAGACTGTGTAATCGTTTGGTAAACGAATTCTCAAGGCCGAGCCGATCTTCGCCCCCGTGCGAGCGAACTGATCGTCATATTGGCGGGAAACGGTACGCAAGAAAGCGTTAGATTGGGTGAAAAGACGAACAGCCTCATTGGTGATTTGGTTGATCGTCAGAAGCGAGTTTGTGGTCATTTGTTGTACCTCTGAGATGAAAAAGAAAAAGGATTACCTTCGTTCCCTAGCCTTCGGAAACTTCTTTTTACGGCTTCAAGTACAACAGTTATACGGCCTGTTTCTGCCTATGTAAACATTTTACGGCAGTTTTTAGGCTGCCGCAATACTTAACGTGATTTTTTGGTTTTGTTACGCCATGCTACCCAAGCAGCCGTGTCGCTCATAGGTGGTTCAGCACCACCGCCAGAGCTAGACGAACCGCCACCTACCTCGCTAATTGGAGCAGGTGCGCTTGAACGTTGCTTAGACAATTCTTTAGCTGCCTTTTGGCTTAACTTGGTCATTTCAATGCCCAATTGCATGGGTGACAAGTTAGCCACACGGATAGCTTCGTTTACGTTGTCTGAGCGACCGAGATACACCAAAACTTTCTCTGGGTTGGGGATTTCAGCCAAGGCTTGCAAAAAGTCATTGGATTGAACGCCAGCCAAACTCAGGTTAGAAATAGCTTTGTCGTATTCTTCTCCAAATTGTTCTTTAGCAGATGCCTCAATTTGCCCCATTTTCTGAACAAATGTCTGTTGGGCAAGTTTTTCGGCAGCGATACGCTCGGCATATTTCATCATCTCATCTTGAGATTGAAACTGAGGCGTTGCTTCTGGCTGTTGTTGCTGGAATTGAGCCAATTGAGCTTGAAACCTAGCGGCTTCCTCTTTGGCGGCGTTTTTTTGGGCTGCTAATTCACCCATGCGTTTACGCGCCCAATCAGGCAATTCCTGATAGGAGTCCTTTTTTTGCTCAACTTGCTGTTCGGTTTGTTGCTCAGGTACTTCGGGGGTAACTACCTGCTCGGTTGGGGTTTGGTTTTCGATTTCTGACATTTAAATTCCTTTGGTTATGTCTGGGATTTCATTTTGTAACACCATGCTGCCCTCGGCATAGTTAGGAGACATATCACGGGTTGGATTGCGTGAGCTTTCGATCTCGCCGACCAACTTGTTAGTGATGTGTCCCATCTGTGCTGGAGCAACATCATTGACCAACACCTTGAGTCGATCTGTTTCGGCTCGGAAAGCATCAATCAAAGACTTGCGCTCGTCCTCAAAACGTTTCGCCAGATGATTATAAGCATCCATTTCGAGGCGTTTATCGGCGCGAGCATCATCGGCTTTCTGATCTTCCAAAGCCAATGTTAATTGTTGGATAACTGCTTGCTGTTGTTGCAGTTGTTGTTGTAAAGCAATCTCTTGCTGTGATGGGCCAGTTCCCAAGATGGCAGGCGCAATCCAGTTACGCATACGCTCTTGGAGTTTGTCGGCGTTCGGGAAGTCAGCAGAATTGAAGTACAAGTCACCGATAACCGATGCCAACTCAGGCTGAGATTTCAAAATGCCTGTCATAGCGTCAAAGGCTTGTTCGCGGCGTGTGTCGTAGTTAGGGCCAACTTCAGCCACAACGTCAAACGTACCCACGTTCGGGTTAAAAATAACTTCAACCTTGCCTTCGTCAGCTTCTTCTTTCTTCTTCATGGCAACTTTAAGCTCTGGATCAACCGTGATCTTATGCTCTGTGCCATCGTCAGCCAAAATGCGAATTATGCGTTTGGTGTCGTAAATCTTAGGAATCAGGTCAATCAGAATCTTGCCTGTGTACTGGATTGCCATGTTTTGCATATCTTGAAAGTGGAACGTGACCCGTTCACCTTGGTTGATACGCTTCTCAATGGAAATACCAGACAATTCTTGGGACTGAGCGCCAAAAGTTTGGTCGTACTGCCCAGAAGTCATCATCAACTCTTGAGCAGCTTGAGCCATGCCTTCCATGTAAACAGGGGCAGACGATGGTGCTGGCGCTCTTACTGGCGATGGAACAGGGTTTCCGTCCTCGTCAGCATGGTTGTAAGGCAGATAAGCGTGATTCTCGGTGTTAGCCGTTGCCCAATAGTTCTCCAAACCTTCAATAGCCTCAACAGGCGCAAGGTATGGCGACTTAGACTGCAATGCACCGTACTCAAGGGCAGCGGCTGCGTTGTAGTTATAGGCACGTTGAGCGTCTTTCATGTAGCGCACCAAACCTTTACGGTCTAGCTTGCCTTCCAGCGTCATTTCCTCGCCTGGCACACGAACGATAGGGATGTACTTACCAGCCCATTCACCTTTTTCCAAAACGGTGTTGCCACCAATCAGATACTTCTTGATGTTCTTTTTATCAATGCGGCGGCGCTCAATGTCTGCGCCCATCTTGATAGCCTCATTGAACATCTTGACTTCTTCTTTGCTCAGTTGGCTTTGCTTGACGTATTTCAAGCCGCCATCTTCAGTAGGCAAAGCGTAGAGCCATTCTTTTTTATCTTCCACTTCGTAGTAGGTAGCCACGCGAACCACATCTTTAGTGATCCAGTTTTGATTACCTTGTGGAGAAATGGCGGGAATCAGGGTGTTGGGATAACGTTTTTGGAACTCAGCGCGAGGCATATCCTCGTAAATGAAACCAAACTTAGCGTCTGAACCGTCACGTTTCTTGATATGCGGATCAAGGTAGACACTCATTGGGTCTGGCACTTCCTTGATGTAAATCTCTTGGTCAAAAGAATTGTCATCAGCGTAGGCGGTAGTCACCAGCCAGTAGCCCATACCACCACCAACTTGGCTTTCAGCAGCCATGTCGTAGGCAACCTTTGCGTTGGAGATGTACTCAATATGGCGCACAACACCTTCAAAAACTTGAGCAGCTTCATAGGTCGCCTCGTCATTCGTTGGGTGAACCGTGATCGAGGGCTTGTTAGCCTTCAAGTTATTCACAACGTGCAACCAATGCGTGTGCGTCTTATTGATCGTCACCATCGGCTGAGTATTCAAACGGCGGCGAGCCTTAACCGCAGGCTCCCATTGGTCTTGGTTGTCTGAGTCAGCAAACAGAAAACGCATATCCTCACGGTAGCGTTGACGGGTGTCTTGTTCCCAATCTAAACAGGCTTTGAAGTTACGCTGTGCGCGAGCGACAATATCATCATCTTTTTCGTATGCCATGTTTACATCCAGTATCCCGAACCACGGGAGAAATTGTTAATCGGCTTCGTTAGGAGTTTAGGTTTATCTTTTTCCCGATTTCTCAACATACCAGGGAAAAGTTCAGTTAAAACCCAAATCCAAGCGTCTGCCCTGTTGGGCGATGTGCTTCCTGTGAAGCCATTTGTCGAAAATCCCGACAATTCTTCTTCCAAATCAGCAAATCTACCAACGTGGCGAATTTTACCTTGCTCGTACAAACTTGCAAAGGGTTCAGCCCTTACTACTTTGCCTCTAGTGGCTGTTACGGACTTAAAGTTAGTCTTTGGTCTGGCAGCTTGAATCACCGCCTCGACCATCGCGCCACCATAATTTGATTCAGCTACGATCACATCTGCTTTATGTCGATCAAAGGCAGAGACAGCCATGCGTCCCCATGTAGCAGGGCCAGCCTTTACGGTGGCATCTTCGAGAAGGTAAGCATTTCCGTCTGTACCCAAGCCCCCAACCACGATACCAATAGCATCAGCGTCAGCGTTATCAGTATCGCCTGCTCCAGATGGGTCAACTCCAACCACAATTCTTGCCATATCGGGTAGGTCGTCAGAAGTAACACGATAACGGTCAATATCAACATCGGGAAAAAGCTGATTAGGATTTGCATCGGTAAATTCTCCCTCTAAGAAGCGTTTACGCAGCCTTGCGCTCATGTTTTCCAGCGTTGAGATGTACCCGTCTGACAGGTTAACAATGTTATCCCGTGGGTTAATCTGGAAATAAGCGTAATCGTCTGGGTTTGTCAGGTTAGCTTTGCTCTCAGGGTCACGCTTTAAGATGAACAATTGGTAAGTCCAATGGTTCTTATTGGGAGGGTTGCAGTCAAAGAACATACGGGGCTTGAGTTCTTTAGGCTCTTTCCCTTCAATCTTTTGCATGACCTTTTGAGCCAAGCGCGTGACTGCAATCCCAACTGGTTGCCAGCTAATCTGGCTTGATTCGTTCAGGTAGATTGAGGCAAACTCCATCCCCAAAATCTTTTCGGTGCGCTCTTTATCGTCCAGACCGCCAAACCAAACTTCTGAGCCATTTTCAAATTTAGCAAACCAGCTTTGTTTGTCTAGCTTGTACTGGACTTCAGGAAAGCAGAGCTTCATCACCTTGGGGAAAGTGTCGTAAACAATCGAGTTCACCACATGGTTAAACCGAAAACGCAGGATGGCGTGTCGGCTGTCAGGAGCTTTCAGCGCCCTAATGATGATTTGTCTTGTAATCAGGAATGTCTTGCCAGAGCGTGAGCCACCGAACAGCATCAAATACGTATGGTCAGCAGAGAGAACCCTCTGTGCCGCAACTTGACGTTCGGTCAGCTTCATGCAGCCTCATCTAAGTTATCCATAGCAACAATGCGAACAGGGCCACCACCAGCACCAGTTAGCTCTTGTTCGGTCTTATCTCTCCACCCTAAGATGTTCTTAGCTGCAAAGATAGCAAAGGTCTGTTGATAAGCACCACTCAACGTGCCTTCAACAAGATTAGCCTCTTGATATTCCTTGGCTTTTTTGTAAGCGTAGGAAAATTCAGGATATTTAATACTTCCATCTTCGTTTTCAGCGGTTGACCACTCGTAAAGAGTGTCTCTTGTCACCCCTATGTTTACAGCAAAACGGGCGAGTGTAGGGAACAGGTTAGGAACGGGTTTACGTTCTTTTACTTGGCCTTGGTTGTCTGTGATCTCTAGGACTTCGTAGGGCTTGATGCTGAAGTAGTCTAGGAGTTGTTCACAGTATTCTGGTCGGTAGAGCGTTGGGCGTCCTACTGGGTTCGATTTTTTCATTTTTCGCTTTCTTTTTTATTCAGGGTAGTTAATGGTAAACCAGCAAACATCTCTGGCCCAAACTTTCTCATCAATCCTTTGCGTTCTTCAGGGGTTGAGTATTCGTAAATCTTTTGAATTTGGTTCTTCTCTAGGATTCTACGAACTTCAGGCGAGGCAGTTGACGGAATGATTGCGCCTTTAAACTCATTGAGCTTGACTGCTCTTTGGGGCTTGATCTCAAAGTATTCAGTAGGCATATTCTTGATGTTCTTAATGAACAAGCCAATGTCTGCCTTTAGTTCTTCTGGAACATCACCATAGATTCTATGAAGATTGCTTAAATTCTTGTTTTGCACAGATTCAAGTAAAGCGTCCCTAGCGTCATAGTTTCCTAATCCTTCAAGTCTTCCAATTATGTTGTCATAAGCGTCATTGGTTGATTTTTTGATGACTTCAAAGTCTTTTTGAGGAACAAGTTGACTTCTGTTTTTAATCAGGTCATCAAACCTTTTAAACTTAGGTGTTGCTACGGCTCTTATGTTTCCTACGCCATAGTTCCAGCCTTCTTCGCCAGCTTTGCCCTTCATCTCTTTAACAATATTTTCCAAGTTCGCTTCAGCATAGCGGCGATTACCTGAGTAGGTATAACCTTTAAAAATCTTTTCGGCAGGACTTGCACCATTTTCTGCTACTTCAGTATCAAACTTAGCTAACCAATTTTTGTAATCTTTATAGTTGTTATCTACTTTTGTGCTAATGTCTCTTTGATAATCCCAAGCGTCTTTAAAGTCTTCTTTGTTTGCAAGAAGTCCTTTTTCTTTTAAATATTTAGCTTTGACTAGATCATTAAATTCACGATCTTTCCATTCTTGCTTCAAACGATAAAGATTTCTGTCGCCAACTTGGTCTTTTAAGTCAGCAAACATATTGTCTAAATTCTTACCAGTTTTAGCATCAAACTGATAGTCGATTGTTGGCGCTCTCTTGGTATAGGCATCAAATCCATAAACAGGATTTTCCCTAGATGGAACAGCCATTTCTTTGCCACCAACTAAAGTTATATCGCCAAAGTTTTGCAATGGTTCTGAGGTTTTGCTGACTGCCAATGATGGTACAGGCATACCACCTAACTTTTCGGCTCGTCTTAGCTTGTCTTCGCTCAAATTGTGGTGAACGATCATTTCCTCACCAGACTTTACACCTGGCACAAATTCAGATGGTAAGGTTTGCACCCAATCACCCGCTGCGTTTCTATAAGTTCCAGTAACCTTATGAATTTCCTCTGGGGTCTTGCCTGCCGCCTCCATCATCTTGGCAGCATCTCCCATCATCTTGTCCCATTCAGGATGCGATTCACTAACAATCGACAATCCCAAAGGCAAATCCTTTGTCGCTTGAGCCGCTTTGCCGACCATGCCAGGCGTGATTGGCAACATATTGCCGATTTGCTGGTATGTCTGACCTTCTGGCGATGTTGGTGCGTAAGGTAGCAATTGCTGCCATTGAGCTGTTGTTGGCAATGCTGGAGCGTTAGGAAATAACGAGCCTACGTTGTTAACGATAGCTTGGTTAATGTCGCCAGGGATGCCTAGCGTTCCCGCGATTGATCCTCGGGCAGCGCCTCCAAGGATATTCCCCAATCCCTGTAAAGCGCCTGAAACTGTGTCGCTCGTATCTACCACTCCACCCATTCGGTTTCGAGCAACCCCGTTACCCAATGAGATGTTTGAGATTAGATCAAGCAGTCCAGCCATGTTAAGCCTCGGTGTTTTCTTCCTCTTTGGGCTGTTCTTTGCTGGCGTTATATGCTGCCAACTGAAGATGCGCTTGATAACCCAATTTCTTGAACAGTTCTTCAACTGATTCCATTGGGAGCTTACGCAAGCCCATAAAGATCAAATCCGACTCTTGAATCGTAAGGTCGGAGTAAGTAAGTTTGAGATTTTCCATTTTTTTAATTTCGGGTTTTGTTGAAGTTTCCGATTATCAGGTATCGGTCTGACAGTTCATCAATCCAAGTTAATGCGATTTGGGCGGCAAGACCATCCCCGATCACATTAACCTGAATCTCGTCCTCGTCCTCATTCGCATGAATGAAGATTTGGCAAGCAGTTACTTCTTCTTGCGCTTTGATTTTTCAGCCTCACGCTTTTCTGAATACGCGATTGCCACAGATTGCTTGACAGGTTTTCCTGCTTTAATCTCAGCTTTCACGTTTTCTTGAAACGCTTTCTTGCTGGTCGATTTTTTCAAAGGCATGATTAAGCCAATGGTACAGCGTGAATGATGGCAAAGTTCAGCACGCAGGCTTCAGACAAGCTACCAGCAGAAATATTCTGGATAGTAATGTCAAAAGAACCAGCAGCCAAAGCCGTCACATCCAACGAATAAGCACCAGATGTACCGCCAGATGACATGATGACAGATGGCACATCGCCAGCAAACACCATGTTATTTGTCACTGTGAATTTCACAGCAGCACCAGCAGCCAAAGCAGCGTTATTCAGAGTAATCTGACCAATACTAGCGTTCAAAGTCACACCAGTAGATTTGCTGGTGGCTTGAGTCACTGTAGGTACAGTAGCATTTAAACCAATTGCATAGCCTAAACGACCGTTGTTAGCTGGAGCAATAGTTTGTGAACCGATAAGACTTTCATCTTCAAAGGCAACACCAAGAGCTTTATGAGACATGATTTAGTCCTTATTTGTTGCCAGAGCTGATGCCACGTTGGGGCAACATAGGCACGCCATTGGTCAGGTTAGGCTCTTTTTTAGGGCCAGCAGGGGGTGCAAAGTGATTGCGATCACCGATGCGGCAACCATGAGCGTAATCAGCAGCGGCTTGCAGATGACCTTCATCTTTCAAACCAGATTTGCTGACTTTTGCACGCTCTTTGGTGCTTTCGATTGGAAGTTCTTTCATGTGTTTCTCCAGAGAAAAAAGAATTATGCGCCCCTTAATTATCACAGAATCTATAAGTTAGTCAACAGTTCATTTGGTGACTCAACTAGCTAAGGCAGAAAGCCGCAAAATTCCTTAAGTGTCACATCCTGAAGCGGCGGCTTAACCTATTGACTAACGTATAAGTGTTGGCAAACTAAAACATCCCGATGGGGGAAAATCGAGAAAACCCCAATGTCTTAGCCGCCAACACTTTTATTCTAACGGCTATTCAAAAGTGCCTCAATGGTTTTATTCAACACTTGCAATTCATCCGTTTTGTAAACAGACCAAATCCTCGCTTGTCCGTGAATTCCGTTAAAATTATCTTGATGACAACTTTTGCATAACGGGATACATAAATATTGATGATGTTGTTTTATATGATGGGCATCACTTGGGGGTGGAGCTTCACAAACACCGCATGGCATCTCTTTGATCTTAGCCAAATGATGCCGTTGTTTGGGAGTAAGTCTATTATTCATATAACCACCACATCTTTTCCGTGAGACTTGATGTTATCTCGTGTTTTTTGGATCATTTGCTCATAAACTGATCTTGCCACGCTGGTACGCTGAAGGTCGTGATATTGATGGACGTTTTGCAGAGCTGTAATGCCTTGACCATCCAAACCCATTCTGTCGGTCTTTTCGTAGCGCAAGGCGGCTTTATGGAGGCTTTCTTGGGCTTTGGCGCAATGTTCTAGCACTTCAGGGCCAATCCCGTTTTTACCAAACATCTCCGCAATATTCATAAGATCAACCAACATACGCCAATCTTCTACCGTTCCATGCCCCATACGCATGGCTTCCAAGGCTGACAATTCAGCTAAACGTAGCTTGTTTAGACTTGCTTCGTCTGTAATGGCAGCGCCAGCAATGGCATGAGCAATCGGGTTAATTGCGGTTGAATAGATTTTGCGGCGACAACGCTTGCGGCTCATGTGTTTTTTTCCTTGAGTTTGGCTTCAAAACCAACAACCGCTAACACAGACAGCTCTTTGAAATCGTCTGCGTCCATCGTGATAGACACGCTATGGTTTTTGCCAATGCCAACTGTGCTGGTCATCCAACCTTCACCGTAATACTCTGTCTTTTTGGCAGCTCGTTGAAAACCATTACGGCGCACCAATTCAAACAATAACTGCTCGTCTGAAAATGTCTCGATACTTCGTTCCCATTTTGTGTCTTTGCTCATTTCGTCACCTCTTTAATCGCCTTTTCAATCAGCCCAGAAAATTCCACCCACTCATCAAGCGTAAACAAACTCATGTGAAAGTCGCCAATTTGGGCTTCATTCGGGTCGTGCTGTTCGTGAGGGTGTGGCTCAGAGCGTGACACGGTAGTGATGTGCAAACCATCCATCTCGATAGTCACTTCTGTTGTTTTAATTTGAAATGTACTCATACGTTTTCTCCTGACTCTGCTTTGATTAAGTTTGCCGCAACGTGCCAATGGTTGTGTGACCCTTTAGCCGCTTCGTGTTGCACCATCAGCAAATTGATGATGCGCTGTCGCTCTGCCCTGACTGCGGCTTCTCGCGACTCGTGCAACTCACGCATCACCTCGATGACCGCCAACTCATGCTTGAGCATGATGGCCTTAATCATTTCAATAGGCTTCTCAATCATTGCCATCGCCGCCGCTTTGTTCTGGTCGGTTTCGTTTTGGGCCTTGATGATTGCCTCTTGGTGTAGTTTGCTCAATGATTTCATGTGTTCTTACTCCTTAATTTGGCTTCAAGATAATGCGCAAAAATCTTCAACCCCGCAGGTAATCTTTTAGCATGCGGGTCAACCCGTTCTAACTCCACAAAAATTTCCTCATCCGTCAGCTCTTTCCATTGGCGTTGTGGTGGGGATGTGTAGAGATTTTCTAACGCTGTTTTTGCGGCTTTGCGATAGTCATTCCAGCCTTGGTTGTAATCAGCGATTCTGGCTGACTCCCATTTATCAGTAATACGACCGCCTGGAATGACATTACGCCACGCCACAGGCTCTTGCTGTGCTGGTGGGGATGGCGCAACATCAACAGCCGCCATGTAAACAGATGCCGCATGACCAGAATACAAACGCTCGTCATATCCTTCTGTTGAACACTCATCCATTGCCTTTAGCATTTCTTCTGTTGGTTCTATCGGAACAAGTTTCCACGCCACAGGCTTTTTCTTCTCAAGGTCTGCAATGGCTTGGCGTAGGGATGTGATGGCTACCTTCGCTCTGTCTGATTGCCATTGACTGTTGTTACTCCATTCAATTTCGCCCAACGCCCCAAGCGCCTGTTTCATTGCTTCAATCATTTCATACTCCTCAGTTCATCTAACACTTTGTAAATCTGTTGGTCAGGTTTACGCCTTAAAACTCCCAAAATCTTCTGTCTTTCATGCTTCGCAGCGTGATCCCACAATGCTTTATAGGCTTCATAGTGAGATTCATCTAGCCCAAATTGCTTTGCCCATTCCAAAAAACTGTTCACATCAACCCCGCAAAAACATTGTTTTCAAACCGCCGCCAAGCCTTGTTTGCCCGTACTCTACAAATTAATGACTTATTTACGTTATATTTGCTTGCCAATTGGCGTGAAGATTCATCGCTGGATCGAATTTCATCCACAATTTCCCATGTCAATTTACCGTAACTTGCTTGTTTAAGTTTTTGAATCTTAATGCGTTTTGCAACAGATTGCACAGCACGTTTCCCATTACGGCTGGACATTGCTGATCGGTTAAGTTTTAGGTAATGGTCAGGATTGACACATTTTTGGTTGTCGCATTTCGTGGAAATAAACCAGCCATTTGGCAGATAACCGCCCATCAATGATGTAAACAGCTTACGAACACTTGTCATTTTTTCGTTGTGGCAAACGTAAGGCGTACCGTTTGCAATGTATTTTTGCCATTCCCAACAATCCCCACATTCAATCGTCAGGGCTTTTAGGCTTTCAACTGTGTGAGTAATCATTGTGTGTCGATTCCGTTTTCTGCTGCCCAAGCCAAAAGCCATTCAACAAATGCGCTTGCTTGTTCTTTAGTGAATGTTCTAGTTTGAAAACCCAATTGGATGATTCCAGCCCCATCAAGGCTTGGAATTACTTTCCCTGTGGGTATGCCTTCATCCTTGCAGAATTGGTCAACCAAGAGGCGTTTCCAGCCTTCTGCGTCCCATTTAGCGCCAAGGTGTTGAGCTTGCTTTGCAATATCACCAATAATCGCGTGATATTTTTCTTCTTGCTCACGGCTTTTGCTGGCTGTCTTAACTTCAAGAATCAGCTTGTTGCCAGCTTCAAGGCTCGATTTAATCTTAGGCCATAGCGACAGGATCGCCGCATGAGCTTGCTTTGGTTCATGGAGTTCAAAAATCATCTCAGTTTTCCTCAGTTTTCTTAATAACGCCGATTGCTCTAAGCGCTGCTTCAGGTGTGTCTACACGACATAATGTACCACCAATCCAGCGTTCAAAAAAATCTTTTTGCAATTTTGTGAGTTTTTTTGTGTGATCTGATTTGATTTCTACAAGCAGGGTTTTTGAACCATACCCGACCAATAAATCCACTGGTAAACCAATAATCCAAACGTATGCGCCAGCGGCTCGTAAAGCGCTTACGATTTGCATTTGATTTGCATCAACCCTTGCTGCGTATCTCATTAATCTTCTCCGCTACGTCTTGCCCCAGATTCTTGAAAATTCCCGTTGGCTCGCTCATGTGCTGCTTTACCATATATCGTGCGTGGTCGATACTTGACGTAGACAACGCCATCAAAGCGTAGTGATTTACTAAACTTTTGTAAGTCTCCAGTAACCACAAGGGCTTCTCTGATTGATTTGTCTGATTGCCAGAGTCCATTTTTTACTCGGTCTAAGATTTCGTGGGCTTCATCGCGGTTCACTTAGGATTCTCCATGCTGTTGCGGCGCACAAGGGAACTTGCCCATTCCCAATGGCTTTAAGTCTGTCCACCCTAGCGGCCACCCCATCAGCCACTCTACCCACGTTGGGTTCAGTTTTCCACCATTCCCCGCTCCCATCAAACGTGCCTCTTCCTTTGTCGTGTTCTTGTTGAGTAGTTCCCATGAACCTGTCCCACCACACATCCCAGCCGTTCTCGGTGTGGGCCATTTGTTCTTTCGAGCCATGTAACCTAATCCCACTTGGCCTCCCTTTTCCGGATTTTGACCTCCCGTCACCATTCCTACTGTTGGTGTTGGAAAATTTACCAACAATCCAAATTCTGTCGCGCTTGTGATTGGCTCCAACGGCATTTGCTCCCAACACTCCCCATCGCGCATTAAACCCCATTGCGGCCAAGTCTCCAAGAACAACTCCAAGTCCCCTAGAAGTGAGCATTGGTGAGTTCTCCACAAAGACGTATCGGGGTCGTACTTCACAAATGATGCGAGCCATTTCTCGCCACATTCCTGATCGCTCTCCATCAATTCCTGCGCCTTTTCCTGCGGCGCTGATGTCCTGGCATGGAAACCCTCCAGATACAACGTCAACAACTCCTCGCCAGGGATGTCCGTCAAAGGTTTGTACGTCATCCCAAATCGGGAAAGGCGGGAGAAGTCCGTCATTTTGTCGGGCGCACAGTACGCTTGCTGGATAAACTTCCCATTCAACGGCGCAGACTGTTCGCCATCCGAGAAGTTTTCCCCCAAGTATGCCCCCACCAGCGCCTGCGAATAAAGCCAACTCATTCAAAATAACCCCCTTAAAGCCGCTATTTTTGCTCGTACATCTTCAGGCATCGGAGAAGCCTTTTGACGGTCTTGTTCAATCTTTAAAAGGGCAGGGTCTTTATATTTTTCTGGCAAAACATTCTCCATTTCAGGAATCTCAGCGCCATCCCATCGTTGTTGGTTCAGATAAACCAAAGGTGCAGGAATAAACGCCCCGTTTGATTGCCTCCATTGATCGGTTGTTTTCATCCATTCAACGTGCTTGACAATTTGATCCGCACAAGTTTCGCAATATAGCTTAGTCCATTTTTTTAGACATTCTGACTTTGCACCTTTTCTAGGTGACTTAGGCCAAGCTGTCCAAAATCTGTCAAAACCGCTTTCAAATAATTTGGGCATAGGTTCTCCAAGGGTGGATATACCACCTTTCTCCATCTTTATGTTCATCTCATTCATCCTCAAAGTTAATCTTAATCATCTCAAGTACACAAAGACCAAGTGCGCTGGACGGATTGATTCGCTTATAGATAGGGCCTTGTTTCCACCGTTGTACCCAATCCTTTAACAGTCGCTCAATCAACGCTGTTCGGCAAATCAAGGGGTGTGTCTTGTTGTCGGTGTATTCTGACTTGGCAGCCCATTCAGGCCCAGTAACGTAACGCGAGTCACTCGGTCTGTTGCCAAAAGAAAAAACCCCGCAAGATGCTCTGTGGTCTTGGCTCTTGGCGAGAGCAACAGCGAGACGATTGAAATGAAGGCAAAAGCCTCGCTCGCTATACGACAAGACCACACAGAAACCTGCGGGGTTCAATCCTTCATTTCGTTCGTCTAGATGCCACTCCAGACGGTTCGGATTATACACACTTTTCTCGCTTGTCAATAGGTTGTTTTGGCTTTAAACGTCCATGATGAATATGGATAGCTCATCACGCCAGCTTCATCCCATTCAACGTGAATGTAATTGTCATCCCAAAAATAACAGCCAAACCCTGTTTTTCCATTGGGAACGGTGGTGTAAGCCACAAAACCAGACTTTTTGCATTTAATGTCCGTCAGGATCATTTGACCGCCAGAATTGTTTGGCGATGTTGCAATAGTGGCTGCGTTAGCTAACCCGCAAACCAAGCTAATGAGAATCAAGATTTTTTTCATGTTTTTCCTTAATCTGGCTCAATAATTTCAAACCATTCTGGGCGCAAAACTTTCAATTGCCAGATTCGCATCTCTGGAACTGTTGTCCATTGAGAAATAGCCGCTTGATTAATGCCAAGCAACTCAGCCAATTTCTTGATTGATCCAGCTTTTTTGATGAAATATTGTTTGTCCATTTAAGCTAGATTATGCACGAAAACAACAAATCTCACTCTTAGGGTAATTACCTACAAAATAATTGTTGACATTTATTTAAGTTGGCTTAAGATACATCCATGCCGCAAACAAATGCGGTCTTTAAGAAAGAAACTAAGATGAATGATCTAAACCCAACCACCCGCCAATATCCACGCACGATGGATGAGGCATTTCCCAATACTGTTAAACACGAACAGTACCTGGCTTACCAACAATCCATTTACAAAGACGAGCAAGCATCTGCCGCTGAGTTTTGGGTATACATCACGCTGGCGTTTGCTGCTGGTTTCCTTGTTCACTTGCTGTGGGGTGTGAAATGATTAGTTTTGAATCTTGGGATTTCCCATCTTCCATTGATGAAGTGCTTGGTGAAAGAAGAATGTTCATTGAGTATGAGTTTACAGACGAGGGCTTGAACTTTGAAGTGATAGCTGTGTCTGACAACGGCGACAAAGAAACAATTGAGCATTTGTTCAGCAATAAAGAAACCCACGCAATTCTGCGTTTGATTGCTCAAAACGAACATGAAGCATACATTCAAGGAGCAATGATATGAAACAAATCGCAACAGCTTTGGTTAAAGCACAAAAGGCTTTTGGCCCTGCTTTAAAGTCCTCTACAAACCCACATTTCCAATCTCGATACGCAGACCTTGCTGCTTGCGTTGAGGCTGTTATGGACGGTTTAAATGATAATGGCATAGCATTGATTCAAAAATGCTACGACTGCGCCAACGGCGTGATGGTTGAAACAATGTTTGTTCACGAATCTGGCGAAATGCTGGAGTGCGGAATTCTCCATGTGCCAGCCAGCAAACAAGACCCACAAGGTTATGGATCAGCGCTTACATACGCCAGGCGCTATTCATTGATGGCAGCTTGCGGTATTGCCCCAGAAGATGATGATGGAAACGCCGCCAGCAAACCAAAATCAACAGTTGATTCCAATGCAATGGCTGACCACTTAATCGCCATCCAAGATTCAATTGATGAAGATTCTCTTAAGAAAGCCTATCAAGCAGCGTATAAGGCTTGTGGAACTGATGCCAATTGGCAAAAGAAAGTAATTGCAGCTAAAGATCAAAAGAAAGCGAGTTTGAAATGATTAAAGAAGAAGTTACATCTAAAGAAAACCAAGACATGATGGATTTCTATTCAAAAGCAACGCCTGACGATGCTGGCTCCAAAAGCTGGCAACAAGTTCGTAACGGAAAGTTGTGGAAGGGTTATGTTGGTACTGTGTTTGGCAGACCAGTATCAACAGAACGAGGTGCATTGTTTGATACACGCAAAGAAGCTAAAGCAAATGCCATTTTTTTTATTGAAGAAGTCAAGAAAGCGAAAAAATAATGGATCAACGATCACCTGAATGGTTTGCAGCCCGTCTTGGCAAAGTAACAGCCAGCAAAGTTGGTGACGTAATTGCCAAGACCAAAACAGGTTATAGCGCCAGCCGTGAGAACTACATGGCACAACTAATCTGTGAGCGAATGACAGGTCAAAAACAAGATTCATACAGCAACGCAGCGATGGAATGGGGTACTGAGACAGAACCACTTGCCAGAGCCGCTTACGAGGCGTTTAAAGACGTTTTGGTGGATGAGATTGGCATCATTGACCATCCATTCCTTCCAATGTGTGCTGCTTCTCCAGATGGCCTTGTTTCTTTTGACGGTATGGTTGAGATTAAGTGTCCAAACACGGCAACTCATTTTGAAACCTTGTTAAGTGGCAAGATGCCAAGCAAATACATTCCGCAAGTTCAATGGCAAATGGATTGCGCTAATCGTTTGTGGGTAGATTTTGTGAGTTTTGATCCACGCGCACCTGAAGGATTGCAATTGTTTGTTACGCGAATTGAGCGTGATGACAAATACATTTTAAAGTTAGAAGCGGAAGTTAATAAATTCCTTGAAGAACTTGAATCGCGCATTGAAAAATTAAATCAACTGAAAGAAAAAAATGTCTAAAACTGTGTATGAAGTTAAAGTAAAAACAGGAACATATCAAAAAGACGGTCAAGAAAAAGGTCGTTATGAAAAGATTGGGTCTGTCATTGAGACGCGAAACGGACTTATGTTGAAAATCGATGCTATTCCAGTAATTGACAACGGCTGGTCAGGATGGTGTTATTTGAATACGCCACGCCCTAAAGATCACGGTTACAAAGGTTTGCCACAAGACGAGGACGATTCTGTACCATTTTGAGGAGATTGAGATGAAATTGAGCAAGGCTTTATATGAGGAAAACAAATGAATATTGAGAACTGGTTTGAGCGCAATGAGCATATTTGGAAAGCATTTGAGGAACAAGCGCTTTTAATCTACCAACGAGGACACCGCCATTACTCAGCACGAACAATCGTTGAGTTTTTGCGCCATCATTCTGCGCTGGCTGAGATTGAATCGGAATGGAAAATTAACGACCACATCACACCTCATTTGGCTAGACGGTTTATGAAAAAACATCCACACATGAATGGATTTTTTGAATTGAGGAGCATGAAATGAATTACGTAAGAATCTGGGAACTTCTTTTCCCGTACTTTGTCAGCTATGGATTTTTGTACTTTGTGGGATCGTTTATTTCTGCAAGCTGGTATCCAGACGCATGGAGTTGGGAGTTAAAAATTGTGATGACAATCTGGGCGTTTTTGTTTGGTTCTGCAATGTTGTGGAAACTGGAGGCTGAAGATGGACACCGTTGATATGGTTATTTATTGCATAGCAGCAGCACTTGTTGTTGGCGTTGCGCTAGCTTTCATTTGGGATATGAAACACCCGTGGAATGACGAAGATGACCCCATGTGACCAAAATGGGGTTTGTCTTGTTTTAGTGCCTTCTTGCGAAGATTGTCCTATGCCATTTGGTTGGCAATATGCTCAACAGAAGCAACACGATTCAACCATCCGTGTAAAAACTTTTCCAGATGTGGATTTGTCTGAGCCTGATGGTTGTAAAACTGATTTTTCACCTGACTAAAAGCAGCAATCAATTCTTGAGCATTGACGCTTTTGGCGGCTTCAATCGTACCTTCGCCGATAGAACCGTCTTGCTCAAGTCCTAGCGCCTGCTGCAAAAACTTAGCGGCACGTTTAACGCCAGCATTAACGCCAAAATCAAACACAACGTAATCAACGCCAGCGGGCAATTCATCGCAGCGGTTTACATCCCAATATCGAGATTTGTAAAACGGCTCAACCATTTCCAGCGTCAATTGGTGCATTTCTCCATCTTGCACATGACGCCCAATGTATGCCTGCCAAGCGGCTTTGGTAACACCGTGGTTGGTTTCTCCACCTGGATCGGCAGGGTCGTTGACATACCCGCCTTCCGATTGCATCACATGGTTAAAACAGGTTTGCCAATTTTCAATCATTTTTTACCCTTCAGTTGGTTGTAGAAGTCGATTAGTTCGTTTAATTGCCTGATGGCTTTGTCTCCGTCTGCGGCGATGGTGACAATAGATTGAGCAGCCGTTGGGTCAATGTCGCATCTTGTTTCGTTCCCAACTCTGGCGGCAGAGGCGGAATCGCTGGCGCTTGGTACGGCACGAGCGATACTGAGCCGCAACTCGCCAGAAGCAACGTCAGACTTGAGTTTAGAAATAGTTTTGTCAGCTTGTGCATTGGCTTGCCTTAGTTTGGTTGCGTGGTCGTTTGCGTCTTGTACCCGTTGTTGTTCAATCAAACGGGCTTGCTCGTTAAGTTTAGCGATTTCCGCTTGATCTTCCAATGATTTGTAATGGATGCCTTCAAAAAATGAAGCAATCACCAAACAAACAATTCCACCAAGAATGTACGGATTAAGCATCATCATCCAATTTAAAAGATTTTTGAACGGGCGCTGGCGTGATTTGCGGTTTAGGCGCAACAACGGCAACGGATGAAATTGGCGTAACAGGTGCAATGCTTGGCATAGTAGGCGCTGGCAATGCAGGCGGGCAAAGTGGCGGCGGCAATGTGGGTTTTGAACTGGTTAAGTAATTGGCAATGATTTGGATTGCCTGCCCCAAAACCAGCGACAAAACCGCAATGATTGCCTTATCTGTGGGCGATTCAGAAAACAACGGTTGAGCTTCTTTAACAACCGAATACCCAAAAATAATCACAATGAACAAGATGCCAACCGCTAAACAGCGAATGACAAACGATCTGTCACTAGCGACTTGCTGCTCTGGCGTTGTATTTTTGTAAGCCATCTTTTTCAAAATATTCAGGGCAAGATTGATTTGCGTGGCAGATTGGCGGTTTGCACTCATCGTTACTCCAATTTTCAGGGTTTTGGCATTTATAACGGTAATCGTCATCCGAAAAGTAAATGACCGTCAAGCAGGCAATCAAAAACAACCACCACCGCATCATTTGTCCTTTTGTTCTTGCAGTTCTTTTTCTAGCTTTTCAAGCCGATGAATCTTACGGTCAACCCGTCTTTCAATAGCGCCTAGACGTTTCTCTTGGTCAACCATCAAAAGAATCCCCGCTGGCAATCCAAGAAACAACGCCACCGATAAAACCACTACGCCGACCACAAACCATCGTGTGTCGTCCCGAGCCATTTGAGCGACAGCAGAAAGCCCCACGTCCATGCCAGAAGAAGAAGAACCGCCAACACTTGCACCATTCGGTCGATTCGGTGGTTTCTGAGCAGGTCTTGTTGCCATCGCGCATTTCTCTCTTGTCGCAGTTTCAGTTCGCGGGCGACAGCTTGCGCCTCTAGTATCTCATCATACGTGATTAAAAAGTTTTCGTACATAGCCCCAAGACCCAAATCTTGTGGCGTTTCGTAAATCATTGCGTGTTTGACTTGTGCCTTCATCTCGTGAAGTTGCCAGCGAATCTCGATTAGGTCAATGGCGCTTTCTGCCACGTTGTCGGTAGTCTTAGATTCTTCCTCAACCCGCCTGCAATGTTCTTCTAGCTGGCGTTCGGCGCTTAAATAGACTTTAAGGTGTTCAAAAATGTTATGAACTGAATTAGCTTTAAATTCTTCGTAACTTAGTTCAGGGGTTTTGCTTTTCGTCTTTGCAGTTTGAAGTACTGGGCGACTCTCAGTTTTTTGTTCCAGCTTGGCAGTAGGTCTAACAAATAAAGACTTGAGCCAGCCCCATATCCCCGTGACTTCTTTGTAAATGGCCTTGGCGTCACTTATCCCGCCTTCAACCTGTTTTTTAAATTTGTCAATCTCTGCTTTACCCTCACTAAGCATCTGACAGCCAGTACGGATCGCTGAAACTGCGCTTTGTGCCATAAGGAGGAGAGAGATGGGGTCAATGGCTGCCTCGCCACCAAGATAAGACGAATCCAGCTAACATGGAAATTCCAGAGATAACTGACATACCCAACCACAAGCCGCCTTTACCTTTGTTGGCAAGGGCGACAAGCTCCTCAAGTTGGGTTTCCATCTTGTCCATCTTTTTGTCCATGTCTTGCACTTTCTGCCAGAGGACACCGTATTTAATCAAATCAATTTCATTATCCATGATTTGCATATTCTCCATGATAATGATCTCTTGCAATTTGCATTACAAATTCTGCAAGCTCTATATCGTCAAAAGAACCGAGAACTAGTCTTTTCTTATTAACGCATAATCTTGCTTCAAATTTGCCATTATCTTTTCTTAAGCGTACTCCTTTAATTCCCGTAGAGCTATTGCGACTTATTTTTCTATTCCATTGATTTAATGTTCTATTAACAATCCTGAGATTCTCTATCTTATTGTTTGATCTATTTCCATCTATATGATCAATGAAATAATTTGTATCCCCAAAATGCATGGCCCAAATAATTCTATGAGCCATTATATTTTTTCCGAATACTTCAACAACTGTATAACCTGTTGGCTTTAATGATCCAGCAACTTTATTAAGATTTTTTTTGGTTTTCCAATAAAGAATTCCATCTTTGTAATAAAACAAAGATTTAAAATCCACAGGATCAAAGTCAAAGTCGGACACGATTTATTCCCAGAAGATGTTTACGCTACCAGCGTCAAATGTGTCTGTGCCGTTTACTGTGGTGATGACTACGCGATCAAGAGCGCCGCTCAAAGAAGGCGAAACACCATTGAAAACTGCGCCAACTGAAGTGGCATTTGTATATGTTAATGTTCCAGAGCAAATCCAAATATTCCCACTAATCAAAGTAAGAATTGCAGTTCCAGCAACTACATCAGATGCTGACGTTGAAGTATTTACTTGAAAGCCAGAAGTTACGACTCCACCGCCGCCGCCAGCTCTCCATGCTTGTGCAGAATATCCTGAAGTCGAAACAGAGCCAGAACCGACTTGTATCTGCGGAATAGAGCTGCCATTCGTACTCACACCATTAAACATCACAGTAATGCGTTTAGCAGTACTAGGAATTCCCGTAAACGTGATTGCAGTACCGCTAGTGGAAGCCACAGCAGTACCAGCATTAATCAAGCCACCCGTTGTTTGATTGCTTCCATCCAATACGATACTCATAGATCACCTCAAGCGTTAGCAGTAATAGCAGCCTGAACAGGCTCAACAGCAGCAACCAAACCAGCGGTGTTAGTAGCAGCAGCGATTGCAGAACGTGCAGTTGTCAGCAAAGCCAGCCATGCTGTGTCGTCCAGTTTGTTAGTCAAACCGATTGATGTGTTGGTCAAGCGATGTTGAGCTTCTGTCTTAGCCATAG